CAAGTATCACGACATCATCGCCAACAACAAAGAACTCATTGTTATACGGACGTCCCAAAAGGAACGACAATAATAAACCATGAGTCAATGTAAACATACCAAAACTTGGGTATAACCCCAAGGGTTGGCCACGTTTCCATTGAATATCACCCATCTCTGATTTCCATCGGAGCTGAGCTATGCTTTGTAGTAATTTGATGTCTAGCAGATCACCAAAGATTCCAATCAATGTTTCGAGCTGAATCCCTAAAGGGAAATAGTCCGTAGCACCGGTTAAATCAATGGAATGAACTGTTTTTCCAACTGACAAGGATCTCTGGATCCAAGGTATTGCTTTCGATTGATCGAAAGTACAATCCCACTCTAACTTCTCAACGACACTATAAATAGCGTCACCAAGAGGTTTGAGTGCCAACTGATGAACCCTGTAAGGAGAAGCGATTGCTCGCAACTTCAAACCAGGTTCTTGTAGGAAGTGAACTTCACCTCCATACAGATGTTTATCAGGATTGACTCGCAATCTGACGAGAGGACCCTGAATGCCTGAGACTACAGGAGCATAAAGCTCGTTGTATTCCCATGCAAACAGGTAGTTCTCCTGCCCGGTGGCATATTGCATTTCTGCAAGAATGTCATCTGACTGGCGAACACGTTTCTCACTATGAAATAAGGGAGCCCACTTCTCAGTGGATCCTCTATACTCAAGTAAGGAGTTTCCTCCTCGTTGTACTTGTTTAAACGGGATGACCCGTTTAACATGATGCTGGTATTGAGAAATGAACTCAACGGATAAACCGTCGGGTTCTTCACAATTTACGCCACCCATGAACTTTTCAAACTGTGACTTTGTCACGGTTTCATTAGTAAACAGGGACGCTATATTTAGCGCTTGTAGAGCTGAGTTAAACCTCTTACGAGATTTCCCTGCAGATATGGCGCTAAAACACCAACGCATCACTGAGCCAAAGACTCCATAAGGGAGACCTTCTGAATTCTTTCGAATCCAGGGGAGCTCCGATTGGAGTCCCGCCTTACGGCGGATAAGATCGAGTTTCAGGCTTTTAAGCCTGGACACGGTCCACTCAGGCCCATTAGATCTGACCCATTTAAATGTTAAATCCACAAGTGGATTTATCATATAATGGGGCAGGCCTATGGCTACAAGGCGATGCCTAGCTCCTCTCTCTAACTCACTCCAACATTGCTGTTGTTGTGTCATAACTGCTCCTTTCGGATGTGGTTAATGGTTAGTAGAGGGCGGCGTGCCCACTATCAAGAATGAGGGACCTAAATAAGATTATTGTTCA